GATCGTAACGGGAATTTTGAATATGCCAACAAACTACGACCAAAGCACAACCGCCATGTCGGCAAGTATTCTCTCAGCAAGATATCGATGGATGACGTTGCACTGTCCCGTAAGAGTGTGCGCGGATGGGTGTACAAGTATATCGCAGTTGATGTCGTCTCCGGATATTACTTCCGGCCTGCGTACGTAGTAGGCAAACCTACGATAGATACGGTATATGAGAGTTTCCGCAATATGTTCTGCGAGCTGATGACGCTTGGACTGCCGATGCCGGGAGAGCTTGAGGTTGAGCACCACTTGATGAAGGACATTCCTGATCTTGACAAGTACTTCAGTTTCGTGCGCTTCTGCACCTCGCCTACAGAGAAACGAGCAGAACACAATATCAGATCCTTGAAATATGGTACCGCGCATGATGCAGGCCACACACGTGGCCGTTGGTATGCTAAAAGTGAGGCTTTCAGAAGTGTTCGCAATAAAGTTAATGGGGATTACGTCGAGCCTGTCTATCAACCGCAAACGATAGTTGCTGATGATCTTGCCGATATAGAGGCACACAACAATGAACTGCATCCGTTACAGAAGACATATCCCGGTCTTACACGCCGGCAGGTTCTAATCAGTCAAATCAATCCTGATCTCAAGGGCATCGACCGTTCTTACCTCTTAAAGTTCATCGGCAACATGACCGAGACGAGCATCCGCAACAATGACTACTGCGCCGTTTCCAACACCGAATGTGAGATCAAGGACTTCGCTGTCCTTAAGAGACTTCAACCGAACAACTATAATGTCACTGCTTATTGGATTCCGGAAGATGATGGAAGCATTGCAAGTGTCTATTTGTACCAGGGCGATACCTACATCGGAGAGGCCGTCAACCGTAGTCAGTTTGAATACAACGAATGTGCTGTTGAGCGGACCGGTGAGGATGATGATAAGATGCTGCATCAAAATAAGCGAGCATCGAAGTTTGATAAAATGATCCGTACCAGACGCAGTGAGATAGGCAGGGTTGGGGTGTCTGACACATTTCTTGCCACTGCCGTGAGTGAGGTTTCGTTAGATATAGTTGAGAATGAACAGCCCGCAGGATATGAAGAAGATGAGTTTACGGTACAGGATTATGCCGCGAAAGCGAAAAACGATTTTTAAAACACCATATTATGATTACTGAACAACTTAAAAAGAGGATTCTTGAAGATCTTGCAAGGGATCGCGAGAACTTTACAGGAAGCGACGCCAAGTTCGCAACATCTATCGGTATGAGTGCCGCTCAATATTCGCGTATCAAGCGCGGCGAGACAGAGCGTGTCATCAGCGAGGCAATGTGGATCACACTTGCCAGAAGACTTGGAAGCACGGTGGGTAATGCTCCTAAATGGGCAACTGCCAACACGCCGGTATTTCAATACATAAGTACACAGTTGGAGTTGTGTCAAATGAGCAGCATGAGTTCGCTGCTGTGTGACCTTGCCGACATCGGCAAGACATATACAGCACTTAACTATGCCAAGACACACAAGAACGTGGTCTATGTGGACTGCTCTCAGGTTAAAAGCAAGCAAAAACTTATCCGGTATATTGCCAAATCATTTGGAGTGGACAGTACAGGGAAGTATGTTGATGTCTATGAAGATGTGGTTTATTATATCAAAACGCTGTCCAGCCCGTTGATCATACTCGATGAAGCCGGAGATCTTCATTATGAGGCATTTCTCGAAATTAAGGCCTTGTGGAATGCCACAGAAACAGCATGTGGCTATTATATGATGGGTGCTGACGGTCTTAAGGAGAAGATCCACCGAGCTATCACCAACCATAAAGTTGGATATACCGAGATTTTTTCTCGATTTGGAAAGAAGTACGGCAAAGTAATTCCGGTTGGTAATGAAGAAAAATCGTTCCTTCAGATGACAGCGGCAATGATCATCAAAGCCAACGCTCCTACCGGCACAGATGTCAATAAAGTGCTGAGACAGACCATGGGAGAAGACAGTGCACCGTCTCTTAGAAGAATATATAAGGTACTTTCTAAGGATAATGATCAAGCATAAGCATATCAAGAGAGGCGCTGCATATTCGGTGCAAAAGGTCATTACGAAAGAATTTAATGTCCTTCCGTTTGACGGCATCTGGCGTGATGCCCTTGGATGTCCAGAACTCACCGGCAGTTGGTTTATTTACGGTGACCCGAAAAACGGCAAGACCTCCTTTGCTATGATGCTGGCAAAATACCTGTCTACTTGGTGTAGAGTGGCATACGACAGCATAGAGGAGGGGATATCATTGTCTATACAGGAAGCAATGAATCGTGTGTCGATGATGGAGGTAAGCAGGAGAGTTATTCTTTTAGATAAGGAAGATGTAACAGATCTTGTCGCACGCCTTGATAAGCATAAGTCACCATCGGTGGTAATCATCGATTCAATACAGTTTCTCGAACTCAAATTCAATGAATACAAGCGTCTTAAAGAGACATACCCCGACAAGCTATTCATATATATCAGCCATGTCGATGGAAACAGGCCGGACGGTCAGGTAGCAAAACGTATATGGCGTGACGCAAATATAGTATTCAGGGTTGAAGGCTTTAAGGCTTTTCCGGTAGGACGGTATGGTGGTGGCAGTCCTATTACAATATGTAAAGAAAAGGCAAATGACTATTGGAACAAAACAAAATGATATGAAAATATTTGAAGAAAAACAACACACACAGTTAGTCCGCAAGTTTCATGCTATTATGGCAAGTGCCGGCATAGATGCCGACGGCAAGTCGGAGATCCTCTCCGCATACGGAGTGAGCAGCAGCAAGGATCTGTCTTGTGGTGATCTGATCGAGATCTGCAACAAAATAGACACAATGCAAAGCTCACGCAAACAAGACTTGGACCATCTGCGCAAGATGGTATTCGCATCTGTGGGCAATTACCTGAAGATAACAGGACGTGAAAGTAATGCCTCAATTATCAAAGGCATAGTGTGCCGCATCACTAAGTACGAGGATTTCAACAGGATCCCGGCAGAGAGGCTGCGCAATGTCTATAATCTGTTTTTAAATAAACAGAGAGACTATACTGCGGCAGACGAGATGATAGCGAACATACTTAACACTGTCTTCCCAAATAATGACATCAATTAACAAAATAATAACCATGTATCAAACATTTATTACGGCAAAACAACTACCGGACAGGTTCCTTAAAGTATTAATCGACTTTATAGCTGACTTCGCTCAAAAGAATCCCGACGCAATGGTGATTGAGGCTTATTCTGCCATCTACTGGCAGAGTATTTATCTCAAGGATCTATATGATTGGAAAGGGTCTATCAAAGTCAATATGTCTATCAACCACAAGTGGGATAAAGGCAAGATTGAGGTCTTATACCGGCAACCGGGTCTTAAAGAAAAGAAATTATTAATCATTCAAAATTACTAATATGGACATTAATCAATTAACTCCTAAGGAGAAAGCAGAACTACAGGCGCAACTGGCAGCGGAGGCTAAAGCCGAAGCTGAAAAAAGAGCAGCCAACATCAACACTTATAAGGAACTTGTTAGCGATACGGTGATAAAATGCTTTCCTGTCTTACAGGACCAGGCTCAGTCACTCGGCTCAACAAAATTACAAATCTATAAGATGTTTGAATCAGCACTGTTGATGAAATTTGACTTGTACAAGGTAAAGGAAGATCAGCAGTCGCACACATTTACGGATAAAGATGGCCAATTCCGAATCACACTTGGTGCGAATATGTTGGACAACTATGATGATACCGCCGATAGCGGTATAGAGATGGTCAAGGACTATCTGAACAGTCTTGGCGATACCGAGAATGCCAAACAAGCCATTAAGATATGTCTGTCATTGTTGGCGAAAGACAAGAAGGGAACACTCAAAGCTTCGCGTATTATGACCTTGCGCAAGCATGCCATTGAGTCGGGCAATCCTCGCTTCATTGAGGGAGTCGAGGTCATTATGAATGCCTATAAGCCTATCGTCAGCAAGCAGTATATCCGCGCCGAATACAAAGATGAAAAAGGTGTCTGGGTATCTGTGCCGCTTGGACTTACCGAGGCGGATATATAAGTAGCGGACAAGTCGCATCTGCAACCGGCAATGCGACTTGTTTTTGAAATTTAATATTACAAAAATGAGAAAAAAAAGATATACAGGAAACAGTTACACAGTTCGTGTCAAGGCTGTACAAGAGGTGTATGATCAATATATCAAGACCGGATTATCCAATCGCGAAATATGGAAGAGATACATTTGGCCCGTATATGGGATCTGTGAGAGTACATTCTACCGGTACATATCTCAGGAACTTCCGCCTGAAGAAGAAGATCCTAACCAACTAAAGCCATGGAATAATGAAGATAGCCAAAGTTAGAATTGCCGGTTGGTATTTAGAAACGGAAATATTCAACAGCGATAAGAAGCACTTCGATGTGTGTGTCAATCTTGATTTGGACTACACAATTCGCGACATCGTCAACGCAGTTCCCCATCTGAAAGGAATCAAAATATACGGCTTTGAAGCGATAGATACTATCTCGGTCTTCGAAAAGCCATAAAGCCCCGGATACGGGCTATACTGCAGATGTATCCACCCCCGAACAACTATAAGTCTCTATGCTCTCTAAAAGTTCACCATGGTCATGATTGGTGTGTGATCCGGTGCGCCACATTCCGTTGAAGGATGTGCCGGAGAGATTGTACAGCGCATGGTTGATGCTGTCGATCAGGTCGAAATGCTCCAGCGAATTGATCTGTGTCTGCGTTACGATGTGCAGTTTGACACCTACGGTGGCTATCTGTTTCGGATCCTTGACTGCTTTGTAGATGATCGGATCAAACTCGACAAAGACTGCCGGTGTTGCAAAAAACTCTTCTTCGGCAAATGCTACGTTTTCATTCCACAAATCGAAATGCTTTATGATAGGATTGTTGTCATTATCTAATAATGTCTGTAGTTGCTCAACGATGGTAAGATAGATGTTTTTTCTCATTTTTGTTGTATATTGAATTTGTTGAAATACTCGGTTACGTTGTCTTCTATGATGGAGCGAATGATGCGCTCTACGTCCGGACTCGGTCCTATGAACTGCCGCTGCGGCATATTAATCCTGCTGCCGACTTTTTTGAGAGCCATGGCCTTGTAGAACTCTGCTGTACTGTTATTTAATTGGCTGCTTGCAGATGTGCTTTTTTTGCCGTTTTTAAGAGTCTTGACCTTGCCTGAATACTTATAATACATAGCCCAGAAGAATCGTTTCATGCGCCTTGTAACGATGATGCTGCCGCCTGAATTGTGTATTAGAGCATACGGAGATTTGGTGTAGAAAGTAACAGTGGTTCCGGATGATTTGGCATGAAGGCTGCGGCGTAAGGCTCCCGTACGATTCATCAGCGATCCTTTGCCGTCATCATACTTACGTTTTGCCCAGCCCTTGTTGAAAAATGCTTTGCGGGTGAAGTTGCGGTCAAACTCGTCAAGCAGTTCTACACGCACATCGGATAATATGTTGTTGATTAACTCTTGAGGCTGCATCATCTTTTTGAAAATTTATTAAAATTATTTTGAAAAATTAAAAACAAGTTTTACATTTGCACTATTAAGATGATTCTGCGGATTCGTCGACCGCAAGGGGAAATTGAGTAATCAGTTGCCCCTTGTGTATTAATATACTCTCCTTATTTCGGTCTCTCCGATAACCCATACTTCATCAATAGGGATACCTTCATTGATCTTTCCTTTAATTCGATCCATTAAATAATTGTCTGTCACGCCGCATTCTTTGATTACTAATCTGCTTGACTGCTTTAATCCATGGGAAAGCATATTCCTAATGGCCGTTTTCTGATTATTTGTCGTAAAGCCTTCGATTTCGTAATAATAACCGTTGATAATGAGATCAGGACATTTATGTTCATAACGTGTGTCTTTAAGTGCCCCATATATTTTATTGTAAAGAGGATTTTTAAAATGTACTCGTGGAGCAATTACGACATCTTTATTCTCTACATCTGCAAAATATTTTGCCACTTGTAGCCTTACTTCATAATCAGATGCTTCTTTTTCGGCCACAAAAGTTGTGACTACTCTTCCATTCTCTGACACATACACTCGCTCTCTTCCATAAACACCGGGATTGTTCGTAATCTGCTTTGCGATACAGGAACAAGCTTTGCACTTATCCCTATTCGGGTCATGACTCAGCTGCACCTGAAAGTCGCAGTCACCGCATCCGGTAGGCATATAGGGATGTTTGGGCGGCACGGCGGAGCGGGTCTTGCCGGGGTTGAACCTGAAGATTGAGAGTTTACCTGTTGTCATCTCGTCTCCTTTGGCGGTTGCCTGTGCGCTGTCGTATCTCGGATATTTTCCTTTTCGTACCTGTACTGCTGTACATCTGCACCTGTAGCCGTTAGGCGGATAATAAGATTCCCAGAAAGGGTCGCTCGAAGGAAGAGTTACTCCATCCAATGCTGCATGTTCTGCCCTTACATTCTCATCGCCGGCGGTGCGGTACTGCAAGTCATATCTGTCACCGTCAGCCTCTATTTCCTCCCATTTTGCAGCCATTGCCGCACTTTGTGAGACAAGAAGATACTCTGACTTGAGATAGTTCTCGTTGTATTGCTTGTCAATGCCGCGCACATCTCTCATAAAGTCGTTAAATGGCCTTATATTGCCGGCTTCGTCCTGAAGAAGATGTGATACTTCATTCATTTCGTGGTAGGTTTTAAAGCCCGAAAAACGGTAAGTACTCTCGTGAAGTCCTGCAGACAGGTCTGAGGAAGTGTCTTCGCCGGTTGAAGTGTCAACGCCTACAGATAAGACATTGTATATCTCGTTAATCAGGTCGCGGATGTCCGGATCTGCAAGCATCTCCGGAGTGAAGCTGCCTGTGTTATGAAGATGTTTTGTGGCTCTGTCAAAGGCTTTGTGGACATTGGACAGGTCGGGAGTATCACTGCCGGAAGCAAGTTTCAGATCTTCGGAGTAAAGAGTGTCAAGGGTCTTGTGCAGCCCCTCATAGTCAGAGGGGCTTAGTCGAAAAAACCTTTCATCGGTGGCACATTTGTGACCTTTTTACCGGTGATAGGAATACTGTATTTCTGTTGGAAATATTCAGGGTCGATGTCGAACTGTGAACAGATCATCTCTTCTATTCTCACCTGTTCTTCAGGGGTGTAGTCAACAGCCTCATCCCATTCGAAAGAGCAGCCTGAGAGTGCGAACCCATGTTGTTCGATCATCAGCGGTATCAGTGTGCCGTTGACTATGTCGCGGATGAAGTCCGCATCCCGGTTGACGATGTTTTTCAACACGTCAAGATGCACCTCGCCCTGCGCTTTGGATGATCCGTCCTCAAGGGTCATGGTCTGACCGAGTATCACTTTGGACATCTCTGAGTTGGCTCGGTCTATACGTTTGTCATACACATTGTAGGCATCTCCGCGAGAAGTCTCCTTTATCTCTATCTCAGTACCTTCCTGAAAGACACCGTACGCCTTTGCCCCCATCTTCTCAAGCATATTGAAGATACGACGTCGTTCATTTTCATCTCGTGATATGGTCTTGGCTATGCGGATAGGCATGCCAAATACCTCTCCGAACTGGTCCCAGAAGGTCAGCATATATTTCTTGGAAATAGCTTGCGGGGTTACTTTCAGTAACAGGCCCAAGTCATAGCGACTGCCGGCTTCGATGCACCATTTGGCGAGATCGCCTTCTCTGTAGGGATAACCTTGCTTGATATCGTCGGAAGGATTGTTCAGAATCACACCGTATTCAGGGACCACATGATGACGTGGGACAAGTTGCACATCGGCAAAATATCTGATGTTACCTACTTGCCTGACATCTCCAAGTTGTATTAGGGAGTGACCCCAAAACCGTGAGTCCAGTGCAAGAGACATAAGGTCCTTAAACCACGTTCGTTCAAATATTGCAGTAAGATCCGGAAGGTCTTCACCATCTTTGTTTTTTATGTTAAAAGCCTTCTGGAGTGTCATGGCTTTGCGCTGTTCGATGCTGCCGGAGAGGTGGTTGTCAATTAGAGTATCGAGGTATATTGCATACAGGCTACTTCTACGTGGATTCTCTATGTCGATGGCTTGTTGCCACGCTTTTCTCCAATCGCCAATATCCTTTTTGGCCAGTAATTGTGTCTGTTGTTCAAGCTGTATTACTGTGGACTTTTTAGTTGCTGTTGACTTCGGTCTTAAAAGATTAATTAAATTCATTTTAAATATGTTTTAATTACCATGTAAAATCACGTTGTGCTTCGCTTCCGAAGAGGTCTTCTATTGCAGAGTCTCCTGATGGAACCGCCAAGTCAGGGGTTATAGTCCCTTTCTGAACTTGAGTAAGCCACTTGATGGCATTGTCGTACCTCTCCTTGCGAAGTTCGTATCCCATTTTTTGCGGCAGCCATGAGATGAGATGATATAGTGTAATATCAATCGTGATCATAACTATAATCTGTGATCTGGTACTGTCTCTTTCTGCGAAAATGCTGTCCACGTCAAATCGATCTCTTAGATATCCTTTTATCTCGTCGATGGCCATATCTTCAGCAAGCTCTCGTTTTTGAGGGTTGCTTTGCTGTATAGCCTCGAGTTGCGTTGCTGCAATTACAGCCTGATAGTCAAGTTCTGTCAGATATCTTTCCATATTACTTAGCGATATATAAGGCTGTCTTCTCTATTGTGGCTATATTGATGTTGCGAAGCTTACCAGCGGCAATCCACTCCTTCAGTTTCCGTTTGGATATTGCCAACGGCCGGTCCTTCCATCGTATCACGAAATAGGTCTTACCTGTTGCAGCGTGTGCCATTATGGCTGAGTTAACGGATTTCTTAAGTCTTTTGTTGAAGACAAACAGCCTTATTTTATTGATTATTACCATATAAATTTGGAATTAGTTTTAGATGTGCCTATTAATGGTTGGAAAGCTTCCCGGCGGAATGATTCCTGTAAGATAGATATAGCCCCCTCATCTGCATCCGGAGCGTCATCGTGGACACTGCTACCCTTCTCGAAGGCAAGTGTCTGCTCAATGCCTGTAAGCATATCTCTGTCTTCTTGCATTGCTGTGTTATATGTGACGAAGCCTCTTTCCCACAGTGGAGAGATGTTCTCTATCCTGAGGAACTTGTTTGGCTTCTTTCTCTTGTCCGCAGTG